GAACCATAGTACTTCTCAGATGAAGATACACGTTTATACCACAATCTTGTTTATCTGTAAACAAGTTAAAAAGAACCCCAAGACCTTTTTTAAGGGTCTCAGGGAAAATGCCAATCTTGGAGATAGCAACGCTATTATATACAGAACTGTATACCTGTCAACAACTAAGTAACGTGCTTCCATGATTTACGACGTATTACATCTCCTATTGTATCTGTGTGTACGCCATATCTTGCCGCTAATATTTTTCTAGATTCTGTAGACGATCTGATGCCTAAAACTGCGGCTTCAGTAAGTAGGGCTTCGTGAGATTTCTCTCCTCTTACACCCCTGCCCCTTTTAGTCCTGTCATCTATATTATCTTTATTCGTTCCTATCTCTAGGTGTTCTATATTTATGCAGGCTGGGTTATCACAGACGTGTCGTACTACTAAGCCCTCTGGTATTTCGCCATTGTGCATAGTGTATACAACCCTTATTACCCTTAACAGCTTACTACTAACCCTCATACGCCCATACCGTTCTTTGTCGGCGTAGCCAATCCAGTCGATACAGCCGTTGTCGCGTTTAACGCTGAAGTGGTCTATGCGCTCCTGAAGCGTCATTCCTGTTGTAGTTCTGTTATACCCGCCAACTCTAACGCGTCGCTCCCTAGCCATGTGCATAGCACACAAACCGTTACCTTTATGTTTTTTAGAACACCCTTCTACTGAACAAAGTCTCATACAACCTCCTATTAATAGGTTACGATTGTACTCTAAATTCGTTTACTTGTAAACAACTATATTGCCCATCGCATTGGAGGTTTATTTATTACAAGTTTGTCATTTTTTCTAACGTGTCCAAATAGGTTTCCACCATCTACATGAAGGCATAAATACTGGGCAGCATCAGCTAAGTCAGACCAAGGTTTAGTCTTGTCGGGTGTATCCGCTACATCGCCCTTAGTATTTATCTTAAACCTGTACTTTCCTGAAAATGCTGTTATCAAGTCCTTACATGCGGGGTCTATACTTAACGCCGGTTTGCCATCTACCATTCGCGTCAAGAACTGATCTACCGCTGCTATTCGCGCACTTATGCCGTTGGTACGTGCTGGTGTAACTACAAAGCCTTCAGCTCTTAGTATATCTGCGACATTTCGTTCGTCGTTACCTCGACTCATGCCAGCCGGGTCAATAACTATAGATACTCTGCACCCCGCGTATTTGTTATTTATAACTGGTGCTAATACTTCCCTTAAGAATCTAAGTGTTCCTATATCCGAGCCGTGGAACGCATCATAAATATATAGTTTGCCCTCGTACCCTAGTTGCCCAATAACAGCCGCTGGACTCAAACCTGTACAGTCCCATCCGATAACCACAGGATTAACCGACCCTTTGTTTGGCGTGAGTGTGTTTGCTGCAACGTGTAATTCTCTATCGAACGATCTGAACACGGGTTTCCCTGACAGTGACGCGCCAAACTTACCATGCACATAAACGTCTACCCAATCTTCTGACTTACCCTTCGCTAAGTTCTCGTAGTACCCATCAGGTAAAAACTCTGTCCAGTCTGCTTCGGGTGACATGCCTGACGGTTGTATAAATACCGCCGCGTTCTCTGGTGGCTCTGTAAGATATTTTTCCCAGTGTGTATCGTAGTCTGGTGGGTTAGTCGCGCCCCATACTTTATGTATTTGCTTGTATGTGCCATCGGGCATCAGGGTACACGGCCCTACTTTGTTCATCGACTTATCTGGGTATCGCCCTATACGACCCGACAGCGCATCGAAAATATCCGGACTGATTTCTCTAAACTCATCCATTACACCAAATGTTAGCTGCAGCGAGAGGAGACGTCGTACGTCATTAGAATCATCCAGTCCACGGAATAATACTTCACACTCGACATCATCTATCTTAAGCATGAACTTCATGGCACTCACTTGGAGTATGCCGTACTCCCCAAACCACTTCACAAAGTCTGGTATCGTCGTATCGGTAAGCATCTGACGTGTATTACGAATTACTGCAACTCGAGACCGCCTAATACCGTCTGGGCATGGCGCAATGCGTTTCGCTTCATAAATGATCTTAATAATAGATGCAGTTGTTTTGGTACTACCTACTGGCCCTACAATAAGATTTACGAATTTATCGGATGTAAGGTATGGGGTGACTGAGACTGACGGGTTATATTCTTTCATTCTGGTCTGTAGGGTTCCAATGTACTCAAATCAAAATCATCTATAGTAAATGTCTGCAACGCGTTCGGATTTGTATCAGGGTCATCGTCGTCTTCTAGGTCTGATTCTATGGTTATGGGTTCTTTCGTCACGGCAGTAACCTCTATTGTTTGCTTCGCATGATCGCCAAATGCAGGGATGTTGATTACTAGGGATACGCCAGCAGTGGCTTGTTGTTCGTTTGCTTTATTACCGTCTTTAACTTTCTTCAGCGTCTCGATGGCTTTCACCAAATCACTTGTGGTCATTCTGTCATCATGGACGCGGTATGCGAGCTTTTCTACAGCAGCGTGTAACCCTATCCCCGCGATTATCGGAGTCATTGCACCTTCAGTGAGTAGAGCGCGTTCTACTTGGGCCATCTTAGTTACAAAGAGTGGCTGGGATTGCAGTTTGTCGTAGTCGTACCCGTATGCAGCAGCAACGGCGGCAGGGTTTGGTTGTAAGTGCATGTCCCGCAACATATCGAGCGGGTAGTCCAGCGGAGCTGGTAAGTTAAATTCATCGGTCATGGCAGCAGTGTATTTCATTTTTGTTTACTTGTAAACATCTTGTAGGGCGAGGTTATTTTTTACTTGGGAAAAATTTTGGGAATGGGGTTGGTTAGGGGGTGGGGTTAACAAAGTGTAAGCGTTGAAATTTTGGGGATGTTATGTATGCGATCTATAAGGACGGCGCCCCCCTCGTCTACTGAATGTCCCGTACCCCCCTCGCTTGACAGCTCTCTATATGTAAGCGGTGCGAGCCGTGAGTTGGTTGTCTAGGTTGAGGGTGTGCCTTGTGAACGCTGTTCATGCCCCGTCTGTTTTTGGGACGACATTGCCTTGCGTGCGAAGACGTGGGGTATCTGACAGGTAAAGTGTGCCTTGAAGATAACGACAATGCCCAAATAGCGCGCAGAACACCGCGCCCGTAACAGATGTACTCTTGTGAGCTTCCTATATGGCGTAGGCGCGACTAATTCACAAGGGCGAGGCGCGATGTGGAAAGTCGTATGGTTCATAAATAAAGAAGGTTTCCTGCCTTTAAAGGAACATATTGCAGATGTGCTTAATCTGCACCGAGTAATGCCCAATAGGTTTAGTGTGGCTACGTATCGCATACTGGATTGATTTGGGCGTTATCTGACTGCGTACTTGAAAATCATCGCTTTAACATCCATTCGTGTGGTTTGTCTTTAGCTCAGAGTACGCAGTTTCATAATCATTTACTTAGGGGAAATATCATGGCTTTCAAATCATCAAAAGAACTAATCAACGCTATTAAATCAATCAATGGTCGCAGTAAGACTTTACGCGATGACATTCAAACGGCTTTAATCAACTGCGTATATCAGGACATTAAAGGCAATACAAACTTCTATAACGACCTGCTAAAAGCTGTTGGCACCGGTGCGCGTAAACAAGGCATTATTTTGTGGGCTGAAACGTATGGTTATGTACGTCTAGTAAAAGAGGAACTTGTAAACAATAAGGCTAAACGTGCAAAACTTGCCGACATGACCGAAGCAGACTTTGAAACATTATATGCGGAGTTATTGGCTAGCACGAAGTGGTATGAGATTGCGGGTAAAGAGCCTGTAAAGTCTAAATTTGATGTTGAGCAATACATTACTGGTGTTGAGAAAAAACTAGACACCGAAGGTGCGACTGAAGCAAGTGCAAAAATGTTGGCTGATTTAGTCAAACAGGCTCACGCAGAATTCAAACGTCAAATGGCACTCATGGCAATGAAAAGCGAAAGCGCAAATGATGTTGCAGAAAAAGAAGTAACAGGTGAAACTTTGGCAATCGCGGCATAAATAAGGGCGAAAGCCCTTTTGTCCAGATAATAGGGGTCAAAAATAAGTGGACGGTTAAGTGGACGGTTAATTGGACAAAATTTGCATGAGTGCAGATGTGCGTAAGTGCTTGTATAATATAATATATTTATAAAATATATATGTTTAAGTATGCCTTTTGTCCAGATTTCCAGTTATTTTGACCCCATGCGGCACTTTTGGGATTTGGTTTTCTGAAAGTGAAAACGCATCTCCC